TTAAATATAGTATATAAGATAACACCTCGCATCTCTCCCACCATCCATACACACCCCCGAGGAACAATGTAACAGTATAACGATGTGACGTTGTAACAGGGGAGTTACCAGTTGCACACGATGTGCCTCCCTGCGTGTTGAGGATTAACAGATGTTGGGAAGGACTCACAGGTGCGGGAAAGGACTTTACATCTGACTGTTATAATGTTACAATGCTCCACATGGATGGGAAATTGTTCCCTTTCGATGGCGAAACAAATGAGGTGATGTGATGGAACTATCTGAAATGGTTACTACCCTGCAAAAGTTACTAAAAGATCATGGTGACTTAATTGTATTAGATGCCAATGACTATCCTATTGAGGAAATATCCTTGTGTGTTAGTACGTATAGTGCGCATGGCGACCATGCTATTAAACTGTTCAGTGAAGGAGATGAACACTAATGACTATACTATTGAAATACCAAGCAGCAGGCAATGATGTCTTTATTAATGAGGTGAAGTGATGATACGATTCCGTTATCTGCCGAATATATCCCTTACACAGATAATACTAACTGGAAAAGCTACCAGTAGATGTTTCTTTGTAACAGGAAAGGTATCAGATATAAATAAGGTGCTTCTGGCAGATATACAGGTGCCTGAAGATTTATCAGATGTCTGCTTAAACGAGGCATTATCATCAAGAGTAGGTTATACTAAGGCTCATGAGGTGAGGTGATGTCCGTACTTGTGCAATGTATACAAGACTATGATGATGCTGAGCACATGTCTCGGTTAATCAAGAAGGGGGATATATGCGCTGTAGTAGATGTTAGAGAGTATATCCTTAGGGTAATAACCTCCCACTATCATGGAACAGATCAGTGGGAGGTTGTGTCTAGATTCAGATATGTAACTAATAATAAGAATAGGAGTTAGCAACATGGCACAATTTGAGATTAAGACTAGAAGGATTAGAAACTTAACAGAAGAATTGAATGAATTCTTCTCTGATAATGGACTGCCTCCAGGTAGTGCTGATGAAGTACTTATAGATAAGGAAATCGAGTTAACAACATGGCAACAAGCATACTTACTAAACTTCATCGAGAGATGGAACAAGGAGTTATTAATATGAAAACACTTAAGAGAATAGTAGAGATGATTTACCCCTTGCCTATAGTAGTTATACTAATGATTGGGTGGGGATTCCTTAACATGTATGTGGAGGCGCAGTTATGAGGCAAACAATAGTAGTGCTAGAAATACCAACGGGGAGACACTACACCCGTTTTAATAATGCTCTAGACGCGATTGTACTAATCAAGAAGAGGATAAGCAGACTACTGTTTGTTATCCCAACGATAGATGTGCCAGATGGACTAACTGGAGGTATGTTTGTTGCCCTGATTGATGAATCAATTGAGAGAGGAGAAGGGATAAATAAGAATAGTTTTCTAAAAATGCTAGGGGGAGGTATAACATGAATAAGATTGAAGAGTATGTAATACTTTATCATACAAACGTGCTTGATTTATCCTTCGAGGTTGATAGGTTTATGAAAATGGGATGGATACCACATGGTTCGTTGCTGGCAACACTAAGCGATTCTGGTGGTTATGAGTACTTTCAGGCAGTAATCAAGGTTGCGCAGGATTAAAAACTAACCGTCCACGGAATGGACACCAGTGGTCGAATTAATAATAAACTTATATACTATGGGTGATACGATGCGTAAGGATGTAGATAAAAAGTTAACGAACATCGTCATCGAGGGTGCTGATAGGAACGATTATCCTGATTTTTCCGATGCCTACATTGCTAGTGCAGACGATGCCGATGGTAGACCATTAACCGAAGATGAGCTTGATAAGCTTAACGAAGAGTATCCTGAAATAGCACAGCAACACGCAATGGAGTCACTACTATGAAAACAATAACATTCGACATGAACAAATACACAGACAGCTTGCTCAACTTTGTAAGCGGCACAAGCGGTTTAGATAGAGCCATAGACCCGCCAGCATCATCATTTCGCACCGAAGAGCAAGAGCAGCGCATTATAGATGAAACTAAACGCTTGCTTGCTAACCCGATCGAGATTAACGATGCGTGTATTGAGGAAGTTTTAGAGCTTTATCGAATACACCATAATCACGACCTGCTTGAATTTGGCGAATCTGTACATAGATATTTCACCGTATTGGCTAAGGCTCAGGCTACTGAGCTTGTGGATTATAAATAACGTTTGAGTTAACTGGCTGTTGCACAAGCCTATTTGAAAGAAACGCGGCGTATGAACAGTCCACGTTTAATGATTTGTTATGTACTTTTTTAGGGTTAATTAAATGAAAAGAATAGATTTTTTATACGCGCTATTGGCTTGCTCAATAATGATTTGTGCATATGCAAACGGAGGTGAAATATACGCTTTTTCTGCCTCACTAACAATGATTATTTTTTACGCATTGTTGGCATGGGCGCAATTTGAAGAAAATAGATTATTAAGAATATCTGGTAATTTTGCAGGCGATGAATTCAATGAGAAATACAAAGATTTATCTGGTACATAACGATTTAGATAACCGGCTGCACACCAGCCAATTAGAAAACCTGCGGAGTATAAACAGTCCGCGTTTATTGCCTTGTTATGTGCAGGGCTGGAGTATGAAATGGCTACAGTTATTATTAATAATGTTGAATATATTGAAAAACCGAAAGATATTAAGCCGCCAGAAAATATTCATAATGCTACACATTGGGCTGTATTACCTGATGATTCAATATTATTTTATAGAGTAGATGATGAAGTGGTTTTATGGCAGCCATTATCTCAATTATGGATACCACCTAGCACTGTACCGTACACACTACACAGCTATGACGATTACAGCACATAACGGCTGAATTGAGGGACTTACGATGAATACACAAATAGACTTTACATGCAGCATGTGCAAGCAGGTACACCCTGACAGTGAGGATTGCGCCGTAGTTAGTAAGTCCCGCTCTGATGATTTGTTATGTTGCCCTCACTGTAAGAGCGATGAAGGCATTGACACAACGTACTGGGAGCAGCGTATTTGTCTGTTTGGATGGGATGGCGCAATGGTCGAATCAGACATTCCCACTGGCGGTTTAAAATTTAGAAAAACTGGTAAATGTACGAGATGCGGCAAATTTGTTCGGATACCAGTTTACGAAACATAACGTTTGAGTTAACTCGACGAGCGTTTTCTGCGATGTCGCTGTTGATTGACTTGTTATATTTTACACTGAGAGGAATGTATGAGTAAGAAGAATTGGAATGACCTAGTTAGCAAGTACGATAAATTAATAGGCGGGGAATATACCGACGATGAAGGAATGTTATTTACTTTTGTCGGGCTTATACACAGTGACGATGATTTCTATTATGGACTTATTCCGAAAGGCGGGAGTGAAAAAGGAATGCTGATACGACTATCTTGTGTTTGCGCGTTGGAATCATTTGGGTATGACAGAATATAACGCATTAGTTAACCGGCGCAATAACCGAAATTTGAGGATAGCACTATGGATAAATTGAAGAAAGAAAGTGAAGCGGCGACAGGATGCGAAGCGTCCGCCGTTGAACGCCTTGTTATACCTTTTGGCGCAAAAGTACATGTAACTCAAAAATATAGAAGAAAAATAACAGGCAGAAAAAAAGAATATGTAACTCAGGAATTTACAGCTAATGGAATATTTCTTGGCTGGCGAACTATCTCAAACGGAGTCACATATTGTGATCATGAAGAAGGTTGTCACTGGGAAGCAGATAAATACTTACAGGCTGCACTGGTTGCCATCAGCCCAACAACAAACCCTCTGTATATCCCAGTGGATGGTATAGAGGTATAACTATTGAATTAACCGGAGAACGGATTATGAGTGGAAACATGAAGAAACTGACCGAAGGTTGCTTGCATACACCTCTAACAAAAAAAAACGGCGGCTAGTGAGTCCGCGTTAAATGACGTGTTATCACAGAAAATAGCTGACCGCCTTGTTTTATCTTACAAGAATGATTGCGTATCTGTTGCTAGGGTTTGTGACGAAACGCTTGATAGAAGCGGTAATTTGCTTGGCTGGCTGAGAGAGGCGGCTAAAACGTGGTGATAACGATTGAGCTAAGACGATGCTAACCACAACACCGAATTAATTGAGGAAATGAGAACATGAACACAACGAAAATATTTAAAAAAACCACGTGGTTAGCAGTCTGCTTGAGCGTTTTGTTAGTTGCTTTGACTGGATGCCGAAATGATAACCTGCCTTTTGAATTACAAGATGCCAAACAGCCAATAACAATAGTGTTAAGTAACGAAGCTGGCGTTATCGTTTCTGATGGTGACGGAAGGATTTATGCTTATAAAGAAAGTTACTATTTTGCAAATATGATTATGAAAAGTGATTTAAAAAAAGGTGATGTTATTACAGGTAACTAACTAGATATAGGTGTCCTATGTGACGTGTTTAATTACGTCAATATTGCCGGAAACCTAGCTATCATAAGTAATTAGTATGATATTGAAAAAACAAATGCAATGTCTTGTTATATTGCGTATTTTAATTGGAGAAGATTATGAAAAAGAAATTATGTGTAGTTAAACAAGTTAGTCTGGAATATCTACAGTTCATTTCTGATGTGGATTACCAACTCTGTTATAAGGACGATGAGAATTATATAAGAATTACGGAGGTAGTAGAAGTTGACTTCCCTGACATAGATAAGATAGAACTGCTTAATGCGGAGCTAGCTGCTCTTGATACACAAGCAACAAAGATTAAAGCGGTTGCAGAGGCAGCGATTACAGGCATCGAAAGGAAGAGGCAAGAACTACTGGCGATAACACATGATACTTGAAATAACAAACAGAACTAAATCACTAGCACTCATTGCACTAGCACTTGTATTGCTGAACTTGGGCTTACGCTCAACAGACCCATTTACTCAAGGGTTACTGTTTATGTACACCTTGGTTTCATTTGTTGTAGCGATTGCTGCCACCGGAGAGAGCCATGATAAATAAAAACATAGGGGATTCTTCCACCCCTGATACATGGAAGCCAACTTCTGATTCAATCCGTGATGAGAGGATAGATGCAGAACTGCAGGAAGCGTTTGATATAGTTAGGCAAGAAGAATTAGCGCGAGAGCGTCAATAAGAGGAATTAGAAGATGAGTAAAGTAGTACATTTACGTATATCAGATGAGGCAGTATACACATGTTTGCAGGTATTAAAAGTTAATGGTGTTAACACAACTAATCTACCCCTAGCAACTATTGTTAGAAGATTCATAGAAGGGGCTACAGATAACTATAGGATACAAAAGAAACTTCCATTACCCGAAGATTTATCTTTCATAGTATCTGCCCTCTCGAATGATGAAATAACTCCTATCGTCATGGAGGATGTAGGATTTGTAGAGCCGCTGCCTGATGGACTAGACCAAGATAAGATGGATAACATACGAAAGGCTATGGCAGCATCTTCCTTAGGTAATAACTCACCTGAGGTGGTGGTCAGAGATGTTGTTGAGGATGAACCAGTAGAGTTACCGCCTCCGCCTTGGGAAGCCTTCCACATACTGCGGTGGGCTACTATCCTTGATAGAGCACCAAAAGATGTTCTGGTTGAAGAGGTAGTGACAAATAAATCTATCCCTTTGCAAAGAGCTGTCCAGTGTATATACAGTGATTTACCTATACGGGAGTGGGGAACAGAGTATACGGCTAACCTAGTGCAGAAGATATTACCTACTATTAATAAATATTTCGAGGAGTAATCAACATGGCAAGAGCGACAGCAAGCATAGATACTATATACATAATGCAACTATCTGAGAAGGAGGCTCAGTATTTATTATGTATAACTCAGAATCCAATACCAAGTGAACCAAAAACAGAAGAAGAATCGGAGGATACACGAGACAGAGAAGCAATATTCCTAGCATTAACAACAGCTGGTGTAACTTTTTAATGAAGAACCAATAAAAACAATTGACATCTGATATTCAATGCTATATAATACACACTGGTTCAGGCAATACCGCCGAACTGAAATATAACTCTCAAATTCTAATATGGAGAAAACGAGATGACTACGAAAGTAACTGCAATTGGTAAAACAAAAGATGACAAAGGTGCTGTAACAGGTGAGAATGAAGGCGTAATCGAATTTAACTTTGGCGAGAACCTGGAAGAAGCTGTGAAGCTGTATGGCAAAGATGCTGTCTTTAATAACTACCGTCAGGCTAGCACTATTGCCCTCCAAGGTAATATGCGACGTCACCTTAGTCAGGGTAAGAAAGGTAAGGAATTACTAGCGGCATTAAAGGACTGGAAACCTGGACAAGTATCACGTCAGAAGAAATCTGCTGGTGAGAAACTACAGGCAATGTTGAAAGGTATGACACCAGAACAAGTAGCAGCAACTCTAAAGGAAGCTGGTATCGGTTAAAGCAATATAGTTATAAGATGGGGGCAGTCTGCCCCTTTCTTTTTACGATTATTTTAATACCCTCATTTATACACAATCAAGATCATATGAGCCAAGAGGTAATAAGATGGCACTTCGTTATTATGATAATACAAGAATTAGTGAAGCCCGTAACTGTATGCGTAAGTTCTTCCTACGGCACAGACTCGACTGGGTAAGGGAAGGATTAGCAAGACCATTACTGTTCGGTCAGTGCTGGCATAACGCAATGGACGTTGTATGGCTACATGCAGACTCAGATAAAACCGACCGTGAGATATTCGAGCTTGCTGGCATGGCTTTCAATCAGCAATGGCTGGCGGAAGGAGGTCCTGACCCATTAACAATGTCTCCTGATATGCAAGCATACTGGTCGCCACGAACCCCAGGCGTGGGTGCGGAAATGCTACATAATTATATTAAAACTCGTCGAGAGCAGATACGACAGTTTGAAGTAATCGGCATTGAGGTGCCTTTTGCAGTACCCCTTGACCCTGATGACCCTGAGTTGTTCTTCATAGGACGTCTTGATAAGCTATTCAAAAACAAGCAGGGAGATATAATAATAGGGGAGCATAAAACAACTACGAGCTACTCAAAGAAGGACATCTTCCGAGCAGATTATATATCATCATGGTCTCCGAACAGTCAAATAGATGGATACTTATATGCAACTCATATGTTGTATGGCTCATCTGTCAAGAGTGTATGGGTAGATGCTGCACTTGTCCACAAGACTGTACATAATGGATTCAAGTTCATACCAGTCAATCGCTCTAAAGCACATCTAAAGAGTTGGCTTTACGACACCCTATTTTGGGTTAATATGATAGAGAATGAAGATTTCCGATATGAGCAATTAAAACCTGATGATGAATACCTTGCTGCTTACCCCAAAAACACAGGTGCTTGTTCTCAATGGGCTGGTTGTACATACAAAGATATATGCACAATGCTACCTAATCCTGCTACACAAGAGCTACCACTAGGATTTAAGAAGGAACACTGGGAACCTTTTGATGTACTCAAGATAGAAGAACTGGGTATGGTCAAAGGTAATGGATAAATACATGGGCTTCCGTGTGTGGGCGGGTACTATATATTGTGGTACATTAGTGGTAACTCGTGATTTATTACTCAGGTCGTTCTTTAACTATAGAGGTTTTGCAACAGACCCATGTAAGATACGTACTTATAAACATCTACGCCTAGAGAGGTATGAGTAATGAGTGATAGTTATAACGCTCATGCAGATGATGGTAGAAGGAAGATTAAAAAAGAGAATAATGTAGACCAATCTATCCAGATACTAACCGATCGTGGTATTGAACTAAAACGACATACTCGTTATCACTACTGTATTACTGGCAACCTAGGTAAGATAGATTTTTGGCCTAGTACAGGGAAGTACCTTACTAGTTATAACACTACCATAGGACGTGGTGTATTTAATCTTATAAAGGAGGTAGATAAAGCCCGTGGGTGACTATACAGATATGATACTAGATGGTACTCTATGCCAAGTGTGTGGATGCTACCTAGGTGATGGTGATGGCTTCCCTGTTACATGCACCTCTTGTGGTGGTGACTGGGAAGATGATAATGATGAACAGGAGGGCGATGATGCCTAATACTAAAGATATAACTACTAACACCCCACGCATGATGGTCTATTCCGACCCAGGTGGTGGTAAAACAACTCAGTTTCTGACAATCCCAGGTCGTAAGTTTGCCTATCTATTTGACCCAAATGCAACTCAGTCACTAAGGGGCGCTGATATTACATATGAGGAGTTCTACCCATGTGATGTATCGTTACGTTTAACCTCTCTGAGTAAAAAGAACAAGGCACCTTCACCTAAAGCTAGGACTGGTGCTGAAGCCTACAACGCATGGGAGAAAGACTTCGAGAAGAAACTGGAGAGTGGGTTCTTCAACGACTTTGATGTAATCCTCTTTGATAGTCTGACAACATTCTCTGATATGGTGATGGACGGTGTATTGGCAATCAACGGTCGTGGTGGGCAATGGCCTCAGCAGGATGATTACGGTCCTCAGATGTTAGCAATCAAGAATGTGTTTCGAGCCTTAACTGGATTAGGGATACCTCTCTACGTAACTGCTCATTACAAAACGTTGCAGGATGAACTAACTAAGAAAGTCTATAACCAGATACTGGTAACAGGACAGCTTAGGCAAAAACTCCCGTTGTTATTCAGCGAGATACTATATTTGGAGGCTTCCTCCGATGGAAAGGGTAACGTCAATTACCTTGCACAAACCAAACCTGATAGGATGTTTCCTACAGTAAGGTGCTCAACTAAAGGACTTGACTATAAGACGGATATAACTATCGACTATGATAAACCACTAGAAGGGCAGGGACTCGGTGGATTATTCTTTAACACCCTGTAAACCAAAACGAAGGAGAACTCAAATGAGTTTTATTCAAGTAAATTTAGATGAAACAATAAAAGAAAGAAGTGCTGTGCCAGCAGGTGCTTTTGACTTAGTAATATCTGATGTAAGCGACAAGCCTGCTAATAGTGGCTCGGCTATGCTTACTATCACACATGCTATTGATGGCGATGACGATGCTATGCCTGTTAAGCACTGGATAACACTACCAACCAAAGGGGATGACGCTGATACTGTGCGCCAGAAGTCCTTAGGTCTGAAGCGTTATCTTGAGGTTGCTGGTATAGACTACGGCGAAGAAGGCTTTGATACAGATGTTTTATACGGTCATGCCTTTAGTTGTTCTGTGACTAATGAACTTGTTGATACAGATAAGGATGGTAATCCTATTGATAGCCCATATGAGGTTAATCGTTTGTCAATACCTTTCTTAGCTTCCGAGTAATGCGAGTCTCCAGTAGTAGGTGAGCCATCGTAGGCTACGTGGGGGGTCTATGCTGCAACCTCACACCCAATACCGTGCTAAGGCGGTTTATTAACTTGACTCTTGGGCTTAGCACCTAGGGTACTTTTTAAGGAACAAGATATGAGTGACCAATTAAATAGTGAAATAGTAGGCGTACCTATGCCTACAGAATTAAACAACGCGGTTAATAGAATGGGGCAGATACAAGTACAACTATCTATAGTATTGTCTAAGATATCTGGAAATGACAATTCGATAGAGAGCCAACTAATACCTCAGCAGGATATGTGTTTACGTGAGGTATTAGAATCCGCCCCTACTAAACTGTTTGAAGACCAGGATATAATATTAAAGCAGATAGAGGATCTTGATAGAATACTATTTTGTAAATAACTATTGTCCACCAAATGGACACAAGAGGTAATAAAAATGTCATCGGATAATGATAGCACAACAAGAATAAATATAGTAATAGACAGTGAACAAAATACTCTGCTGAATAAGATGTTACCTTGGGGAGCAAAGTCTGATATTATACGTAACATAGTAGAGATACTAATAAAAGATCTTGAACAGGATTCCTCAGGAGATTTTTACTCCGCTCTTGTTAAGCATAACGTTAAGTTAGTAAAAATAGAAGAATGAATGTACCAACTATAGTTATGTGTCTACTAATATGGTCAGCGGTGTGCTATGCTTGTGGACGTATACGAGGCAGGGAATTGGGAAAAAACGAAATGGCGGATATATACTATGGCAAGACAGATTGAAGATATACTACCAAACTTCCTAGACATTTCTGCGAATGAGCAGGAACAGATAGTCCGAGCGTGTAGGTATAATAAATATGTACTAAAACCTAGCCACCAAGCGCATAAGAAAAAAGCAGGTAAGAAAAAAACAAAGGTTGTTAGCAATAAGATTAAGAATCTAGTAAAGAATATGTCAGAAGAAGAGATAGAAAAACTGATGGCTAATCTAGCAGAGAATACATAATGGCTCTACAGATATATGTACTACAGAAACCTCCTCCGTTCATGTTGTTCTTTAATAAATATACAAAGATTAATACTAAGCTAATCAAAGGTAAGGAAACATCTATAATACATATGGACGAGGACCTTAGGGTTGAATTCTCAGAAGGGAGTATAGTAATCCTATTTAATGATAAGAACAAGGATACCAGTTCCATAACACATATACATAACATAGCAGACCAAGAAAAATTACTAACATTATTTGCCTTAGATGTGCAATACAAAGATGAGGAAAGAGACCATGAGTAATCGTAAGCTTATATCTATACCTATAGTGGATATAATAATAGGTAAGAGATTCCGTAAAAAGTATGAGGGTATTGAAGAACTTAGTACATCTATCAAAGAGACGGGACTAATACAACCTGTTACTATCAACTCTAAGAAGGAGTTAATGGCAGGTGGTCGGCGATACATGGCTCATGTGATGGGTCAACTATCTCATATTGATTGCATAATGCTGGAGGATTCCTCCTCTGAGGTAGACTTACGTGAGGTTGAGTTAGTAGAAAACCTATACAGGCAGGATATGACCTGGCATGAGAGAGCCGAGCTGACTGATTACATAGACCAGCTTAAGAAGGCTAATGACCCTAATTGGAGTGGGCGGAAGACTGCTGAGTTACTAGGTAAAGGTAAGAGTGCTGTAGCAAAAGACTTAAAGTTAGCCGAAGCCTTAAAGAATGTACCGGAACTTAAGAATTGTAAAACCGAGGCTGATGCTAATAAAGTCCTAGTTAATATATCTAAAAAGATAGATGCCCAACAAGCGGTGGATAAGCATAAAGAGAATCCTGCTATACTGGCTGCTGTTACTCATTATACGATAGGGGATGCTTTCCTAGGCATGGAAGAAATGTATGATGCTAATCCTAATAGTATGGTAAGTTTGATTGAGATAGACCCCCCTTATGCCATTGACCTGCAGAATATTAAGAAGGCTGACTTGACAAAGGACGGAAGCATAACTAATTACAACGAGGTAAAGACTAATGATTATGAAGATTTTATTACACGTACATGTACTGATGTGTTTAATTGTGCAGGTGAGGATTGCTGGGTTATCTTCTGGCACGCTTTCCAATGGCAACAACTCATACGAGATTCTTTGGAAGATGTTGGCTTTATAGTTGACCCAGTACCTGGGATATGGCTTAAAGGAGAGGATGGTAAAGAGGGTTCTGGTCAGACAAATCAGCCTAAGACATACTTAGCACGTTGCTATGAACCATTCCTTATCGCACGTAAGGGTAAGCCGGAGGTGCAGAAGCAAGGGCGTAGTAATGTATTCTCTTTTAAACCAACCCCAGCGGCACAGAAGTACCACCCTACACAACGCCCCCTTGCTCTGATGAATGAAATAATAAAGACATTTGTTCACCCAAACTCAATTATTATGGTTCCGTTCCTTGGTTCAGGCATAACACTAAGGGCTGCATACCAGAATCATTGCACCGGTTTTGGCTGGGAGCTTAATGAGAATAATAAACCTCTGTTCCTTGCGTCGTTACTAGAAGATGGCTTTGGAGCAGACATACTAGAGGAGAATACCGATGAGGTTAGTACGTAAAGGTACAGATAAGACAGTGACTCAGAATACTAAGTTAGTGATTCACGAAAAGATGTATCAAGTCTTTGCTATTATCATCCCCAATGAGGAGTATCCAAAGGGGATGATAAAGGTGAACTTAAATACCGGTGGCGAGATTCATAGTTGGCAACAATTTTATCCTAATTTTCTAGGACTGGAGTTTATAGAATGAAACCTTTTATATATGTAGCAAGTCCTTACTCTAACCAACAAGCTAGTGTAAGACAACAAAGATTTGATATGGTATGTAAGTATACTGCTAACCTTATCTGTTGTGGTAATATAGCATTCTCTCCTATTGCTCACTCTCATAACATGGCAGAAGCCTTAGGTATTAAGGCGCATGGATTCTCCTTTTGGGAAGATTTAGATGTATTCTTAATCGAACGGTGTGATATACTACACGTCCTATGCCTACCTGATTGGGAGGTTAGTGGGGGTGTTGCCAAGGAGATAGAAAAAGCTAATGAGTTAGGAAAACCAATCGTATATATTCCATGGGGTGTGTGATATGCCATTCATACCAGTACAACAGGAACGCTCCTACTTCGGTGATGGGGAGAAATCAAGTAAGATATGTATCGTAGGTGAGTCTATGTCTAAGTGGGAAATCCGCTCTGGTAGAGTATTCTCAGGACCTGTTGGCACTATATACGAGCAATGTCTACATGGAGCTAATCTTACCCGCGCAGATGTTTATGCAACTAACATAGTTAAGATAGAAGCAAAGTTTACACTATACTATCGTGAGAAGAAAGGATTCACAGACCTAGGTAAGGAAGCCGTAAACGCCTTGAAAAAAGAAATATCTGAACTAGACTGTAACATAGTAATTGCTATGGGAGAGGCTGCTACCTTCGCCTTAACTGGACGGATGGATGTAACTAAGTGTCGTGGTTATATATTCCCTTGTGTATTCAACCCTTTGCTAAAGGTCATCCCTACCATACATCCAGCAAAGGTTCAGTTCGGTGACTACATAGCTCGTCATTACATATCCCACGATATGAATAAAGCAAAGGAGCATTCATCTTATAAAGGATTAAAGTATGACCTGACTAAGGTTGAGATTGCTCGTACTTATCTAGATGCTGTTACGTGGTTAGAGGAGATAGCTACATGGAAGCATGTCAGTATAGATATTGAAGTGATTAACTATGAGTGTTCTTGTATAGGTTTTGGTAAATCGATAGATACTAGTATAGTAATTCCTTTCTATGGCAAAGATTTATACACGCTTGAGCAGGAAATTAACCTCTGGCGTTTGGTTGCTATCATTATGTATGACGAGAACATAGCAAAGACTGGTCAGAACTTTATATTCGATATGCAGTTTTTGCTTGCTCGTAATAGGATTGTAACACGCGGCACTATATATGACACCATGATAAGGCACAGTATCGCCTATCCAGAGTTTCTTAAATCTTTAGCCTTTCTAACAAGTATATACTGTAACCGTCCTTACTGGAAAGATATGGTAAGTTGGAAGAAAAAAGACCAAATCAAAAACGATGCTTAATAATAACGAGGTTCCTTATGAAGAATGTAATAAGATTTTTATTAGCAGTAATAGCGGCGATACCATTCCTTCTTGGTATTATACTACAGACTGTCAGTATAGGGTTTACAGCAGGATTACGAAAAGCAAGTTCATGGGTGGAAAAATAAAGTGGGGTATGTATCATGTTAGATGAATCAGTACTAATATATAATGGTTATGACGTAGCTAATACTCTCCAATGTAAGGAGGAGATCTGGAAGGTTACAAAGGACTCTGCCTATACGTATGACTTCACTATGAGGTTGTTAAACCCTCTGATGTATATGATGACAAGAGGTGTGAAGGTAGATTTTAAGAAGCTGGACATACTGAGGAAGAGCTTACACGAACAAATAGATAGGAAGCAGCTACGTCTTAATGAACTATGTGGAAGAGAACTTAATGTTAATAGTCCGAAAGATTGTCAAACCTACTTCTACGTTGAAAAAAACATACCTCCATACTATAACTCTAAACGCGTGGGTGGACAGTATAAGAAGTCCGTTACAACTGACGATAAGGCGATGCAACGAATTGCTCGTGGAACAGCGGCTAGGAAAGGACTCTACGAAGCAACGCTAGTCCAAGATATAAGAGGTATGCGTAAGATGGTCGGCACTTACCTAGACATGGAGTATGACAAAGATGGTAGACTTCGCTGCTCATACAATCCAAGAGGTACGAAGTTTGGTCGCCTATCCTCATCTAAGACTATATTCGGCACAGGTATGAATATGCAAAATCTTCCGTTAGAGTTCAAAGGATTCATAGTACCAGACCCTGGTAACTTGATGTGGGAGATTGATAAGAAAGGCGCTGAGTGGGTAGCGGTAGCCTACCTTAGCGGCGATGCTAATATGATTAAGGTTGTTGAGGAGGGCTTAGACCCTCACGCCTATACTGCCCATCTTATGACAGGTGTACCAATCGAACTTATACAAGAGGAGGATGCTATAATCGGTCATACAAACGACCCTAATTTAGTATCCCAAGGTCGAGCAAAGTTAATAAAGGGTAGCCTTGCTAATCAACATGCGTATGAACAAGCAGTATTCTTGCCCCGTACTATGACTATTAGACAGTGTGGTAAGAAGAGTAATCATGGTCTGAACTATGACGAGGGTTACAAGATGTTTGCTCTTATTAATGAGATGCTTGAGGGTGACGCAAAACGTATATGCCACATGTATAAGCATATTGTATATCCAGGAGTCAACCTATGGCATAAGAGTATACAGGATAAGCTACAGCAGGACAGAACCCTCACAAACTGCTTCGGTAGATCTATGCGCTTCCTCGGTAGATGGGAAGAGAAACTGTTTAAGGAAGCATACGCCTTCTTACCCCAATCCACAGTCGTTGATATAGTAAATACTGGAATGGAAAAATTCTACTATGATAGACGACCAGATATGTGTGCGCCAGAACTACTAGCACAGGTACATGATAGCTTGTTAGGACAATCCCCGCTTGATGGTGACTATGCTAAGATGGCTAGAGTATTTAAAACTATTGGTGATTACATGGAGCCTACTATTGAATACGGAGGAAGAGAGTTTACCATACAGAATGAATTGAAGGTGAGCACTGATAACTGGCGTGATGGAGTTGAAGTAGACATATACGCTGGGGATGAAGAACTAGGTAGGCAGATTCAAAACATTGTAGAAAAATAATAATAAGGATTCCTTTAGATATGAGCAACAGAGAGATTAGTGATTGGCTCGACGGATACCTAAAATATACTTATGAAACTGAGCCACCTGTAACATACCATACATGGGTAGGACTTAGCCTAATAGCAGGTGCATTACAGCGCAAAGTATATTTTAAATGGGGTCACGATACATTATACCCAAACCTATATGTGGTGTTAGTAGGTCCTTCCGGACGCGCCCGTAAGGGAACTGCTATGAACATTGGTAAGGATATAATATCGAGCATAGATACAATACGGGTAGCATCTGAAAGTATAACTCGCGAAGCACTCATTCGTGATATGAAAGATGCTGTTAATCAATACCAAGATAGTACATCGGGCAGGATGATATTTCATTGCTCTATGACTGTCATGAGCGAGGAGCTGAGTGTGTTCCTCAGGAAGAATGATAATGGTTTTCTATCCGACCTTACCGACTGGTTTGATTCGCGTGATACTTGGACATACCGAACGAAAGGGGCAGGGACTGATAAGATTCAGGGGGTGTGTGTTAACCTTCTCGGAGCAACAGCCCCTGACTGGTTACCGTCTATACTTCCGCAAGAGGCTGTCGGTGGCGGCTTTACGTCAAGGATTATCTTCGTCGTCGAAGAGGACAAAGGAAAAACTGTTCCTGAACCTAAATTCACGGAAGAGATGCACGAGCTACGTATCAGTCTCAAAAAAGACCTTGAAAAAATCAGTCTTATTAACGGTGAAGTCACCTTCACTCCTGAGGCAAAGCAACTATATATCGATTGGTATGTAGATTTTGAACGTAAGATATCTGAGGGTAAAACAATAATAGATGACCCACGATTCTCTGGGTATCTAGACCGTAGGGCAACACACATGCGTAAGGTGGCTATGGTATGTTCTATGAGTCGAAACTCTGACTTGTTTATAACCACCGACGATTTTAACCGAGCCGACTCACTACTCCACACAGTAGAAGCGAAGATGCCTAAAGCCTTTGGCGGGCTTGGTAGAGCTAGTTACTCCGAGATGGCAGATAAGGTGATAACTTATATACGGGATAATAAGGTTGTTAAACGTTCTGACCTGTTACGTAAGTTCTACAGAGATGTTGACCCTGCTACTATGGAAATGATTGAGATGGTGATGAATCAAATGCAGTTAGTTAGTATGAGCCAAGACCCATTAAAGGGCGAGGTCACTTATAAATACTTAGGATGATATTAATGAAAAACTTTAGACATATAGACTACATATCTATAGCAACAGTAGCGTCAGTATTATTATTGCTAACATCTATAGTATTATTATACTTCTCAATACTCATGCTAATAGGGAATGTCCATTCCGTGGACACAACTGTTATGGAATGTCTGGAAGAAGCGATTGGTCAATAGAACCTGCTTGTTGCTTCCTATCCTCTTGTTGCTTCATCCTAACACGCATCTCTTTCATATAGTGACGCTTACCATACATGTGAAATGTGCCACCATCTTCTGATGTCATAATACCTTCTGTTCCCCATCTCTGTTGCATAATTCTAAAGTGCTTCAGCGTCGTCCCAGGCAGTATTTGCTTATCAACAGATAGGCGTTTCATAATCCTATCGAATTTATTCCTGTCCTGAGGTGTAGGCATCTTCTTCCACTCCCAGTACAGCACCTCAGCCTTCTCTTCATTATCTTTAATTTCACTCGCTACGTGATTCCAGAAGAAAGGTCCTGGTACGTTAAGACTCATCTCTGTTTTACCATTAAATATCTTGTGAAGCTCAGTCCTAGTAATATAGCTAGTCAATAATCTCTTTTGGTCTTCCGGCTTCTGTTGTCTAACCCACTGCTTAACCGTAGAAAAAGATGTATTATTAGCAATAAGAGAATCTAAATTATCTCCTTGGTTCTTCCTAAGCACTTGTGATTTAGTACGAGGCTCTTTGGAATCTTCCATAACTCTGTATGCTGGATGCGTAAGGGATATCATCTTCCTAAGAAAGGGTGCTCTTGTCAGTTGTTGTTCAAATACCTGCTCGGCTAGGAATGGATCTTCTGGATTACCCATAAGCATTTGGTCAACTATCTTCTTATATGCGAAGCCGCCAAAGTCTAGGTATCCATTGCTAGGAGCTATATTACCCATAGCTGCTTCTAATCTCTCAGGAGCCATACCAAGAGCTTTTCCTACATCACGGAAGAAAACACTACTCTGTTCCTTACCTACACTATGTCCTGTAAATTCATCCTCTGGTGATACACCGGCATCTAAGTCAGGATTATTCCATACTGGATTTCCCCAGAAGTCATGGTTATATGTAAAGGTATGTAGCATTCCTCCTGTAGGTGTACTAAGCTCTGCCGGTAGGACTGGACTAGCACTTTTGAAGTATGCAAGAGTTTGGTCATCTGGAACCTCGCCAGTTATTATATTCCTAACTGCCATCTCCGCAGGGTTGATTAAAGCAGCAACTACGTTATCCTTTCTTATCTTGACATAAGCGTACTGCACCTCACCTTGCTTATTCCTTATACCACGACCAACAGGGAATATGAAGAATTTAGCTTTTTCCTCTGTAGGTAACTGACGCATAACTTCTGGAAAGTGTAACTCCTGATACATAGCCCAAGCACCCATATAAGCACTAAGCTCAGCTACTTGGTAGAGGAATCTCTTTCTCAGCCCCAAAACCTTCTGACTCTTGTCTCCCCTAGTAGCAGCGGCAGAAATACTTCTGACTGATTGCAGTACAGGGTTGAAGTATGGAAACACTGTATCAATAGATTTGCTAAACGTTCCGCCTTGACTAAAGTCTATATACTCTCTAGCAATAAGCGCTGCCTCTGATGGACTCTTTCCTATAGCAATAGATCTTTCTTGTATAGCTAATCTAACCCATATCTCAAAGCCTTCATTAAGGAAAGATAAAGCTGTCTTAGTCTTACGCCAAGTTGTGTTACTTCTTATAACTCCCTTACCTCCAAGTGCATCTGTTCCTTGATGCGTTAGAAAATTCATACCACCCCCCTCGTTTATATAAGCCTCAAATCTATCACCTTTAAAGAATGCGTCTTTCATAGTAACTGCTAGATTCTTACCCAGCTGCAGGGAATATATAGGAGCACTAGGGGAGAAAACATCTGTAGCAAAGTGAGCGTGTACTATATCCAAACCGAATAACTTGAGTGCGAACTCAGGGTTCATACCAGTTGTTAGAGGCTTCATAATAGTCTGACCAGATAGGGTGCGTAAGAAGCTACTAAAGCCATGCCCCATTACGTAAGTATTACCTACCCATTGCAATGCCATACCTTTATCTACAAGCATAGTGGCTTTCCTACCATCTATGTATGCATCAATAGAACCTTTCTTGCCAGCTTTCTCGCCCTCTTTTGCAACTCTTACCCAACCATTATCAGGATTCTTCTTAACCCAGTCCAGTAGCATTACATTACTCTGGTTACGCCAAATCCTAGCGGTTATGCGCACAGTAACTTCTTGCAATAGCAACTTAGAATTCATCTCCATCAGATCTAATGAGCCTTTGTTAAGTTCTCGTAAGCCACTATCATTGAGCTTAACCCTCTTCCCGAATATATCAAAGGATACAGTACCAGCGGTTAACGATTCATTAAGAGGGTCAACGTTTTCTAAGAACTTACGGGGAGAGTATATATCACCCTTCATAGAATTGTGCTGCTTCTTAGTTATAAGCCCCTCTACGAATAAGTCACCCAATAATCTATTATGAACTCTAAAATAGTCATCTGCTCGTTTCATAAGCATATTATACTTATCCTCACCTATACGTTTTCTTGTAACAGCAAGAGCTATCTTATGGTCTACGCCTGTTCTATTACCTGAGTGCTTAGGAGGAAGCTGTTTCTTAAGCGCAGCGTTGAGGTCAACCTGTATAGTACGTAGGGAGTTAATAAACTTGTCTAACAATATCCCATCTTCACGAGCTAAATTAGTGTATATCTTATTCTCAGATTTTATATAATCTATCTGTGCTTTAGGGGTAGCTCCTGATTGTTTATTATGCTCTAGTTCTAGTAATCTATTCTGTGTTTTATCATTACCAGATAGTATACGTCTCCTAAGACCAGCAGAAGCATCAAAAGTAGTTTCCATTATTAAATCTTTTACTTGTCTAACACTGGGAATATCTCTCCTGCCGCTGGCTATTATACTAGCATCTTGTATTTGGTCAACCTTCTTAGCTCGGGACACAGCCTCAGACGTAGAAATCTTACGCCCTCTGTCTGGATGTGGAGTAGCTGCGTCTTCATTAATACGAGGGAACTCCTCCAAATCAAGTGTCTTTTGATTAGGGTCTCTTACTTGCTTCTCTAGGTCTTTTAGTTGTTTATCTTGCTTGGCTTGTGCGGTCTTATTCTGAATAGATTGCACATCAGGGGCTAACCTATCTACAGGTGTGCTAGCTATCTTTCTTGGGTCAGGCAACATACTTTGGTTTATAGCTGTAGGGTCAAGTGGTGTATCAAAGCCCTCGTCTATAAGTTCTCTACGTCTCTCTAACTTAGCTTTATCCGCCCTGCGCTGGAGTATCTTACCACCTATGAAAGGAACATACACAGGAGCCCCTGTTATAGCTGTCTCAACAGCGGTTGCTATTAATGGACTACCAGTCTCTTCAAGTACCGCATCTCCAGCTTGTTCTCCCCAATCTTGGAACTTGCCAAATAGCTGCTGTGCATAATGGCTAAGGGCTTGCCCTTGAACTGTGCGCGGTTGATAAGTCATAGCTTCTGTGTAATCTTGGAATGTTTCCATAAAGAACTTACCGTGTTTCTTCATAGTATCTTTCTCAACAAGGCTACTAAGGGCTATATTAATAGGGCCTGGCAAAAAGCCTAAAGGGTCATCTGCTACTTCCTTAGCTGTGCCAACCACTGTGCCAGCAAATGCTGCAAACATGCCTGTGGTAAACTCAGCACCTAACTCAACAGCGCCAACAGCAGAGGAGCCGATATCCATAACTTCATCAGCGACATAATCAAGTACTCCTTCATCATCTCTCTGCTCTCGCCCAGGCTGAGTTATCATCTCCCTTAGCTCTTCTTGCGTAACAGGAGGGTTTGCTTGAACATCCTTTATGTAGCCATTCTGTCTTTGCTTATCCTCCTGCAGCTTGATACGAGATTCATCTATAAGTACTTGCATATCTTCTGGTGACATAGCCATAATGTTATCTCTGTATAGTTCCAGTGTTTATATTACCATCTTGCTCTGGGTCAGTTACTGAGTCTGGAATAACCTTTGTCTCCAGCATAGTTATAGTAGGAGCTTTACTTTGATTTTGCAGTAACAGCTGAAGGGCTACATGTACTGGTACGTTTGCCATAGCAGCATATGTTGGCGCAACAGCTCCTGCATTACCTGCTTTAACTACGTCCATCATACTTTGAGGAACCATTGGATACACCTCTCCTACGTCTACCCATTCCTCTTTATCTTGTAACGGGTAGTTGGCATTAATGGCTGAGTCTGTAGCCTCACTAACCCGTATCTCAGGGTCAACTATAGAGACATCACTATCAGTTACAACTGGCTCTTGAGCATTAAACATACCCCCAATAATATCACTCGCACTAGAGGCAAAAGATTTAAAAGCATCTACAGGTGACACCTCTTGATTAGCTGTAGGTATAGGTGTAGTATCATCCTTATCTTTTGGTAACACTTGTGGTCGTCCAAAGTATTCCTCAGGAGTTATTAAATCATTAGAGTTCTGAGCAGATAAAAACCCCTGAAGCTCTTTCTCCGCATCTTGCTTAGCTAATGTGAAAGCTTTATTTTTGTCGAGAGTAATAGGTTTACCGTTATCTCCTCGGATATAATCGGTATAGTGTATATTACGTCTATCCACTCGTATACGATTATCCCCTGTTAAGTCACCCAGCTTATCATACAGATTCTTATTAAATCTACTTAGGTCAACGCTCTGGTCATTAATGTTCCGAGCTGCTCTGTTTCTACCAGCTTCTGATACATCAGAAAAGGTAGGGCTATCATTAATCTGAGTGGAACGAATCTCACTAAGGGCTGCTGATTTGTCAGTTGCCTTTCTTTCCTTGTTAAAAGTAGCTACCTTAGCACTCACCTCCCCAGGTTGTTTAAATCTACCAACTCTTTCACTGATAGCGCCACCTGCGTCATCCAACTGTAAGAAGCTTCTCTTAGGATTATCTCTATTATAATTAGCTCCTGCTTGTTGAGCAGCAGCCCTATTCCTAGCACTAACTGTTGCTAATCCTTCTGATACTGTTACTGAGCCGTTGCCTATACCTTCAATAGTCTTACTATCTTTATCATCTCTACGCCTATCCACTAAGGCGCTGACAAGTTCACCTATACCCTCTCCGATATCTGAAAACCTATCATCCCTAGGCACATTAATCACAATAGCCATTATTTATCTCCTACCTATTGTCCATTTGATGGACATTAACTAAACTTACTATAATCAACGGAAAAGTATCCATCATCGTCCATAAGGACAGCGCCAGAGACATAGTCTCCAATCTCTTGTGCCATGCACCCAATGCTCCAGTCACCCCAAACATACTGGAACATATACTTAGGAGCACCACAATTAAAAGTACCGATTCTAGTGATATTCTTCTTAAGTCGTCTATCAGACTTCTTAGAAAAAGCACTACCAACAGATTTGATTATATCACCCAAAACACCCTTCTGCCCACCTTGAGCAATACCTATAGTTTCCTTAGTTGGATTAGTTGAAGCACCAAGTAGTAACTTAAGCAATTCCTGTCTAACTCCCTCATCCTTTAGATTACCACCCTCTTCAATATCTCTACCTATACCAGCACTTTGTAAGAATTGCTGTAGGATTGTTCCACGATTACTAGCATTAGCAGTTAAACTATTACCAGCCCCTAATTGAGTAGCTCTGTCATCCCGCAAGAATCTAGATTTCTCGCTGACTAAGGTTTGAAGCAAATCCTCAGTAGCTCGTTCATCACCTCTTTGACGCTCCGAACTAAAGAAGTCATTGCCAAATCCTCTTGATATCTGCGGCAGTATGTTTTCATTAAAGTCTCTGATTAGAGGATTCTGCACCTGGTCATCAAAGTCACCAGCTGGGTCGAACAGCCTTTTAAGAGCTTCTGTGCTAGAGTCTATCTCCCCCTGAGCAACTGCATTACCACCCACAGATTGGTCTATTAATGTTTGCTGACCCTCCGTGACTGGTACAGATACTTGTGGAGCATCCCCCTGCAATTCCTGTAACAAAGCAGCTAGACCACTCTTCTGTTCCTTATTTATAGTATCCCTTTGTTCTATGACCGCTTTTGGTGCTACGCCTAATATTACATCTTTTATATTTGCCATGTTATCCCCCGTGCTCACTCTCTACTGAATGTTGAAATGAAAAGCTCTCTAATGTGAATGCATCACTACCAGAGAATCGAAAACTTATATAATTACCCACTAACTGTTTGTATGACCGAACACTTATAACCTGTGCCCCAGGGCTTGTTGTCACTATCAGGTCGAACCACGTCCTACCTCTATCTAAGGAATACTCAACTTTTATATCAGCCCCAGAAAGATAGAACTCATACTCATCAAACCTGTACGACACTCGTGGATGACCAAAAGCCTTGGTTTCTAATACATAGGAGATGTCTGTCCCAGCATCGGTAACAGCGTTATAATCGTATGTATAAATCTGTCCTGTTGCACCGCACAATAGAATAATTGGCGCATTATCTTGTAAGTTCTTAGCGTTCCACGGAAAATTAAGATCGTTCCAAGTCAATCCATCCCAATCATTCCACGTAACGTTACCAGTACTTTCAAAGTAGCCAAATCCACTAATCTGGAAAGGGAAAGTTCTTTGCCACCACCCCTCACCCTGAGCATTAAATCTAATCACCCTTGAGGGGTACGCATCAGATGATATATGAGGATAGACAAACCATGATTCATCCAGTTCTTCAATATACAAGCCAAAGCCGCGATGCTTTGTATTAGGTACAAGTTCGCCTGTAGAGCTAAATACCTTCTTATATATAACATCACCAACAGGTTCTAAATCGAAGCCACCTTTATATTCGTATATATTAGCACTTCCAAAGAACATATGGAAGTCCCCTACATCAAGTACAGTATCTTGACTAATAGCACCCTCACCAGATATAACAGTCTCAAAGTTAAACAACTTACTAGCAGAGCCTACGAATTCAGCTCGTACAATACTACGGTCTCTGTAGTACATCAGAAAAGGTCCTAGAGGAGCTACCGCTATTAAGAAGTCCTCACTATCGAACAAGTCTTGAAACCCGCTATCCCCAAGTAACCACTCTGTTGGGTCACCAGCATCTGACCATCGAATCCTCTGAGGATGTGGAACACCCGCTTCATCGGTATTGGCTAACATAAGTCTGTTATTAAAGGTGCTAACTAGTTTACATAATGTAGCACCGGAGCTGGGTAAGTTAGGAATAACCGCTAATACTGCACCATCAAAGTACATAGGATTATCAACGCCATTAGTCCAAACCATCCAATCATTATATGGGTACACTGTCACGCTCGGCTGTATATCATCTGTACCGGAGAGCTTAGTAGTCTCATATACAGCGTTACCACTGGTTGCAGCATCCTGCAAAGGCTCGGTAAAGTCTACTAATGGAGAGGCAACTATTGTGACTGTAACTGCTTGTATATGCCCATTATCAAGAGTGATGCACATGATATCTCCAACTAAGACGCCAGTAGTACTGACAAGAGATACTTGAGCAGCCCCTAAAGGAACTGTGGTATTAGTCACTGTAGTAACAGTACCATCATTATAAGGTAACCAACTACTAGTACCACTAGACCACGTATAAAACACTGCGTTTGTTAGCAAGACTAAGAAATCAGTAGAATTAGTTAGGAAGAATTGAAAAGCTATTCTTGGCGCACCCAGTACTATATTACCAAACAAGGCGACTCCTGTATCTACATGTACTAAACCATCCTTAAATATTAAGTTCTCTAAGAAAGGAAACTGCCCATCTTCAAGTTGCTGCTTAGGCACATTCTGAACTAAGCCTCCACCTAGCTCATTTATGATTTGATACTGCCATCCTTCTTCTGGTAAGTTATTAATAATCTCAGCCATAAGTCACCTATGCAGTTCTCTGCCACATGTGAACAGATAAATAAGGAGGCATATTAGCATCTGTACCGGAAACACCAGCTGATGAGACGCCACCACTCATCGTATGGGAGTGTGAGCCATTACTAATAGCGGCGCTTGACGCTGTATTACCAGTAGCGCTAGAGCTCTGTAGGCCAGTAAGTGCAGAACTCCCCCCTAACGACGCTGAAGAATACCTAACATTATGAGCATGCGCTCCGTCAGATGATAAGCTAAATGTATCACTGTGTGTATGATCTACATTAACCGCCACAGAGCTGCCACCGCTGGTGCCGGCGGCATACGTACCTTGCTGTACCAAAGTCTGCTTATCAGCAAGAGCTGTCCAAGTACCACCAAATAACGTGTCTGGGGATGTAGATGATGCAGATGCATAGATAGCACCCACTGGATACACTAAATCAATTACCATTTTACCTACAGCAGTCAGTTGTGTCTCATTCCCTGCTTCATCCTCAAAGAACAATTCAGCACTACCATCTACATCCTTACTATAAAGATATGTTTCATCATTCAACTGTAGTGGCTTCGCCCCAAGCGGGTCAACAAAGGTTACCTTTTTGTGCATACCGTCATCTACATCACCTGCCTGAGAATGGTCTACCTCAAATCTCTCACGAGTATCAACCTTAGTCTCGTTAATCCTCTCAGCGCCATTTTTCGCATTCTCTGTATCTGGTGGAAGTGCCTCATAGGCGGGATTCCAAGTTCTTGTAAATACTGTCATACTATTATCTCCTAAGTTGTTCTATGAATATTCCAACTAATACCTAAGCCAGAAGCACCAGGATCTTGGCGACAATTAATAGTAAATTGTGTGTTTGTAATACTAGAGAGCCAGAAATTCCCAGGGTCATTAGTAGGATTCTCTGTCGATATAATATTAATATCTTGTGCTAATGGTATAAAAGATACTCCATGAGTAACCACTACTGATGTAGCACCATTAAGAATAATTACAGCACCCCCTGCTGTATTGTCATTAATAGCTATAGCAATTGCTAAGAACTGTTTCTCAATGTCCCTAAGTAATGTACGTAACTCACTATACAAGTCAGCATCTTTTACATTAGATTGTCGCAGTTGAAGCACCGGCTGGTTAAGGGATATAAGATTAGCCACTAGTTCATACCCCGAACAAACGGATTATCATAACCAAGACCTACTGCTACCGGTCTCCTAGGGTCTACCCCATAAGTTATATCAGAACTCTCCCTGTCCTCACCCAATATATCTTTCATCATGTTCTTATACACTCCCCATTGGAAATTAGCATCTTCCTTTTTCTTCAAAGACATAAACATCCAACTTGCTGCTAGGGTAATAATAGCATCATCCTTCTCCTGTAAGTCAGATAAGTCTCCGTCTGCGGCTAATACCGTAGGCCATTTATTATATCTAATGTCTATTTTATAATTCTTATCTATGATAGGATACATCTCAATTGTGCTTCCCCATCTATGATAAAACACAGGCATGTTTCTAGATTCTTTACTTGGCTTTGTAAACTTCTTATCAAACTGTGTAGAAGATAATCCCACCAGCTTAACATATCTATCTCCAGTATCTTCATATACTTTAATGGAGAAAATATTTCGTAAATTTGTAGGTAATGTATATACCTTGTCTGCCGTAATACCACCTGTTAATGTTAAGTCATCAGTCAGGCTTGTTTTTAATTCTTCGAACTTACTCAATCGAGCAATACGCATCTGTGCTATGTTTACTATAGTATCTATGCGCGATGTAAAATCGTCTCGATTCCCTAAGAATCCTAAGACCTCCTCCTTAATCTGTAAATATGTCAAAGTACCCATAGTATAAATGGAGAGAGGCTTTCGCCCCCCTCCCTCCAGTTAAAATACAAAGTTACACATAATCTCTTGCGCTGAGATATCACCAGCAGTTGCACAGACATTGTCTGATACAGCTATTGATACATCTAGCGCACCATCTGCACTACCAGTTGGTGTTAACGGGTCACCGTCAGCACCTGCTGTTAGGGCAATGGTAAGAACCGCATAACCTTTGATCTGAATCCAACCATACTCATTATCGGCAAGAATAGCCTGTAAGACACCCGCGCCAACTGCATCAGAAGCTGATAGATCAGAAGTTACATCATTGTTGGCATAACCAGAAGCGGCTACGTAATATGCAACCTCTCCGACTACGCTAGCAACGGCTGCGGCTTCTTCACTATATTGGATGTACTTATAGATTTTACTACCTTCAAATCGTATAGTACCGACCCCTTCCTTATCACTCGTGTCAACAGTGTCGAAGGGTGTAAGGAATACTCTTTTTAATCCACTAGGCATTTCTAATTCCTCCTATGCTGTGATTGAATGAAGAACGCCTTGACAACGACGTCGTGAGACCGTCATTGAACCAGCTAGGATAACCTGAGCTGCTCGGTCGTTCACTTGGTCAGGGATGGCTTTCCATTCTGTCATATCGAAATTCATCATCGGGTCAAAGACAAACGATAAGAAATTCGTATTCAAGAAATACATACGAGAGTTAGAACATGAAGGAGACCAAACCATAGGTCGCCCTTTATATACCTGATTCTCAAAACCAGCATCTGCTAACTTGTTGTTAGTGACACGATAATGAGTATCGAATATTTCATTCTCATACAACTCGTATGGGGTTTGACCAGCAACAATAATATCCGTAGTATCACTTTGCAAGTTATTACTCACATTGTTTAACATGGTACGCATGTTGTTAGTGCCGTTAGTAGCAAACGAACCATTGTTAGTGGACTTATTTCTCCACCAAGCACTACTAGCTAATGACTGATCAATACCGCCAATAGTAGCAGATGCTGTAGGGTCGTCGGCAACTAACAACTGAAGACCATCAACTGCACTATCCCCAGCACCACTAGCTCCGAAGAGTCGTGTTTCTAGTTCTGATACAAGTGCGTTCTTGCTGTTCTCCATCTTAGCTTTCATAAGATTAATAATCTCATTCTTGCCTCGATTCTGTTGGTCGTCTACACCAAATCTAACTATTGACGCCGTTAGGTATCGCCAGTCATATTTAGCAATTGTTAAGAACTCAAAGTCATTGAGGGGAACAGTACCGCCTTTCCCAATCCACTGAACATTATCGTTCCTATCATACTGCAACGGTTCAGATATGAATCGCCCACCACGCTCCTGTCGGAGTTTATTCTTACTTTTGAGCCAAAACCAAAACGGTGTTGAGTCGAAGATAGAATCCGCAACGGTGCTCTTCATGTTCTGCCACGTAGTAGTATATAAATTATCAAGCTGTTCCGTTAAAGATGCAGGCATGATTATACTCCTATTTGATTAATGAAAAGTTAGCCTACTGCCGATTCAGGGGTATCAGTCATGGTTTCGCCCCATGCCTCCTCTGCTGCGTCAGTGGTATTTGCCTCACCCTTGTTCTGTATTGTAGAACCACTTGTAGGCGTTAGACCCCCGAAGGCGTCTCCTTTGTTTGCAGGCGGGTTAGCCTCAGCTTCCGCACTTGCTGCTTGTGTAGCAATATCAGGATTATTAGCTTTCGCAATCGTATACATCTCTTGTACAGATAAATGCGAATGCGTTTCTACCATTCCCAGCATAATGTCTTTATAAGAACCAAAGTCAGTATGCTTATTAGCTACATCATTGAACTCAGTACGAAGCTGTTGTGTTTCGTTACTATTCTGTAAAGTGCCAACCTGTTCGTTGATTGGTTTAAATTCTTCTCTCATAGAACTCACAACTGCCGCTGTTATAGCCCTAGCAAAATCACCGCGACTCATAGATTCTAAGTCCATCTCTGCTAGGGATACTGTCTCCTCATCTTTAATAATCGGAGCGGGGGCTACTGCATTATCCTGTATTGCCTGTAGGCTAGTACTTTGCGCACCAACCGTAGTTTCGATAGTACCAATTCTTTCACCTAGGGCATCAATAGCACCCACCATCTTATTAGTGAATTCTTTAAATACGTCTTCATTTTTAATTTCTTCTGCCATTTACTTATCCTCATTAAGGACACCGTTATCGGTATCATGTGTATTAAGAAGATGGTCGTCATCTTCCTCGTCTGTATCTTCCCAGCCGACACCATCACTGCTATCAATAATGGTATCTGCCTTTTGTTCTTCTATCTCGTTAGCCAGTCTTTCTTCCGTAAGAATATCCGCAGCCTCTTTAGCTTTTTGCTTAGCTACGGTCTTAGCATCCTCCTTAGCCTGTGCCGCAGCCTCTTCTGCATATTGTCTTTCATAGTGAGCACGAGTAGCCCTAACTCTTATGTACTTACCACCAGCAGCTAAAGCTCTGCGAGACTGCGCACCATTAAACTCCCCTTCCACCTCAACCTTGGGATTAGTAAAATCTAGGTCGGTTATGGTAATAGTAATTTTTCGTATATCATCTTTCATAAATATTCCTCACTTGTGTCCACCATATGGACGGTTAGCAGATATCCTCAGCATAAGCTGATGTAACACCATGTTTCTTACATTCTTTTTTAAGCTGCTTCATACTATCAATTTGTATAGGATTATGTGCTATATGCTCATATATACCTGCCCGAAACATACGCACCCTAGCAGGTTGTATTAACTTAACCAACTTGCTTCCACAATCGCATAGGGGAGGATTCTCTTTTATCTTATGGAATACCTCTATGGTTGTATGACATCTTTCACACTTATAATCATATAGTGGCATTACTGATTACCTCCTGTTGCTTGCACCTGAGGACCTCTGAACTGTTGTCCAGCTTCTTCAAGACTTAAAGGATTATTTTGCGTACCATTTAGTTGTTCTTGTGGTAACTTGAGCATATTATCAAACTGTGTGCCTGCCATCTCAGTCATTAGATAGGAACGTAGCTGGAACTGGTCTACCATAGGGTCTTGCTTTAACAGGTTATATACTTGTATAGCTGTATTTTGTCTCTGCTGACGGGATTGATTGATAGCTGTATCAGGGTCAACATTAACATTATACTGACCTCTCTTGAGCATCTCTCCTTTAAAGGATACCCACATAGTTACACCAGCAGGACCTATGATGTCTATTACCTCATCTGTTCCCCACTTATTAAAGATGATGTGATGCACATCATTTACTACATCCGTAAGCATATCAGCCATAGTATCCCTACGCTCGTCAATACGTATCTCACTACTGTTATTAACTATGGTAGCTTCCCTAGCAGTTGTATCACTACTACCTGGATTGTATTCACCAAACTGATTACGACTGAAACCAAGGGACTCTCTTCCATCCGTTCTCGTAGCATCTTGCGCCTTGAATAAATCATCTGGTATGTTATTACCATCTTTGAATAGTATATCAGTGCGAGGGTCACCATCAACTTCAATGACAGCTTGTATCTCCTCACTGACCATCCTAGATTTTTCAGACTCACTCATTAGATTCTTTCTAGTAAATATCTTACGTAGACTCATACGCCTGTGCCACATAATCTGAGTATTGGTTTCATTTAACTCACGTTGTATCGGGTCAAGTATTTGTGAGTCTGGAACTCCCCATGTAGACATATCATCTGGGTTAAAGTTTACAGAATAGATAGGAACACTACCGTGCACTTGGAATTCATCCTCTGCCTTTAGTAATACCTCTTCAGAAAAGTCAGGAGATATTATAAACACGCTACCAGTTTTCTTGTCTCTAACCTCGAATAGTGTTACCATATCTATTGACTGTTGCACACCCATAACAGTATCAATACTAGTCATAAGGAAGCTCCTGTTACGGGAGGACTTCTTATCTTTTATTTTCAGTCTAGCATCATCAAGCACGTCTGATCTAGGGCGCATGATTTTATGTACTACCCAACGAGCTTCATCAAACTCTTCTAAACCACTAGGTAGGATGATTGAACCAGGACCTGTACGAAGATACCAAGGTTGATTAGGCTGTATGTTAGAGTTGTACTCTACCTTGTTTGGTCTCTTGACAGAACCAGTAGGAGCTTCCCCTGCATCGTTAAAATCACTAGGAGAGAATTCTGCTCCATAACCGAGCTTTCCAAAACCTGTGCCGAACATAAACGTATCGTGTACAATCCTCTTCATTTGACGTTTAATCTTCATCTTACGCAAGAGCTTATTATCAATCCTCTCGAGTATCTTAGCGAATAGCATGTTTTCAATACCAGGCTTTGCGGGAGTGATACTAACTACAGGGTCTCTAAAATAGATTCTTGGTACAGTAGTTCGGAGCATTTTAAAGTATATATTGCTAGGCTGAACGTCATTATTCCATTCCCCTCGGTAATACTTTCTCCAAGTTTCCCACATATCCTCATGAGCCATTTTCTTACGAAACTTCTCCCCCTCCTGAATCTGGTCAAGCCACCAAGTTATGTCTACACTACCATTACTATTATAACCATTACTCATTTAGCCATCCCCATGCTTTAAGCTGTGATATATCACCTTTAACGCGAGAACCGATATCATCACGATATTGCATATCATGTACAGTAACTTTTTCAAGTGACCTATTAATCCTATTACTAGCCTCTTTAACATTACTACCCTGCGCTGTTACTTTAAATACTACACCATCACCTGCGGCATAGACATACTCACCATTCTCCATCTTAACATCTGTTAGGAATAGGTGTTTAAGTGCCTGCTCGTTTATACCATGTATAGGACGTCCGGCATCATCCTTACCTGGCTCGTTCATAGGCCATGGTGGTACACTAACCCTAACAGCCATGAATACACCAGGCTTCAGTTCCATACTTTTCTTAATTCCTAGGGCTACCTCGAATAGGAAATCCCCAAGAGGTTCCATCAAACCTTCAGCTAACGCCTCAATAGCGTCGTATCCTATACGTATAGTGAACTCTAACGCATAAGCATTAGTTGCATTTACTATAGTATTTATATCAACACATCCTCTATAATTGATTTTCTTTAGCCAAGGCTCAATCAACATTATAGTCTCTTGTACTAACTTGCTATCACTGCTTGCTGGAATAACTACATTACCCATACATCCAGTATTCCTACCTACACCACCAGACATAAATCTCTTTTCTTCAAAGGTATGATTGAAAGGTTTAATCCATTCCCTTCCGTTATACCAACCTTCCGTACTGATTTCAATACCTTCTACTGTACGCTGGACAAGCAACTTTTGATTATCCTTATATGTTGATAATGCCCATTCATAGTCTCGCTGATTCTCTATGACATAAGTCTTACCTGTATCAATGTTACCAAAAGGTTTAATGACAAAACCAGGGTCTTCCCATACCGCTAGCAGGTCAAGAGCCTCTTTAGGAGTATTGAATATGAAAGTCTCTGGTGTTTCAATACCAAACTTATCAAACAACTCCATACCCTTACCTCTATCTAACTCAGCCATATCTGCAAACTTATTACACATAAGTACAGGCTTACCGAATTTCTCCAGCGTCTCTTCATATCGACCAAAGCCAACCATATCACACATAACTAGGTCAGACTTTAGTACATGTGGACGCCAAGCAGCGACTCGTTCAACAAGCCCCTTTCCAGCATCAGCATATCTTGTATCTTCAATAAACATCTTTACCTGATTACCCTCAAGTACCATTCTGTGAGCAATGCCCAAAGCATCCCCACTCTTGCTCATAATTAATATTCTCATTTTTTATCATACCTGTACCGTGATTGCATGGTTACATGAACCTTTACTAACGCATTCATTTATGATGTTCTCAATCAAGAATGGGTCAGGCTCGGTATCATGTACAAGAATTGCTCTTGGCATTGTCATTATTATAGCTTTCGGTTCTCCAATAGCTACCATAGCACTAGCCATAACAGTATCATCATGGCAACCAGTCTCTGCACCGAGTTGACCACAGTCATTCTCAATGAAGGTATCTAGTTCATCTTTTAATATAGGGCTATGTATTAACCACTCTTTGGCTAACGAACTTCTTAATTCACCTATCGCAAAAGGTTTACTTTTAACAGTAGTCCTAAAGCCATAGTCAGTTATTCTATCTATCTCATTAGCAGCTCTTCGTAAACGTACTTGGCTGTATTGTAAATGGTTAGGGTACTTTTCCTTAAGAACCTTTACTGTAAGTATACCGTGATTGTTATTCTCACACGTTATGAAAGCATCATTAAACTCACTACCTAGTGATACTATCTTAAAGCCAAAGTTCTCAGGGTCGATTCGGTTATTCCTATACTCCCCTACCTGTTCCTTGTCGGTTAAGTCCCAGACCTCAGCCACACTATAGTCCTTGCCTACACCAGCACCAACATCAGCACCTATACTGTATTGATGCCCCGCCTTCGGATGACCTTCCAGCACATGCGTACCATTACCAGCATTACACCACTTATCCGTAGCTTCATAATTAACCTTAGAGAAGATGGAGAATCCCGTAGCTTGGAAGCATTCATCTAGTGTTTCAGGATACTCCTGTTTAAATAGTTGTAAGTCATAGTCTAGCTCTTCCAACTTCTCTCGACGAAATGCTATCTGACCTGCGGTGAATCCACGGGCAGGCATACACACCTCTTCGAATTCCTCACTTAGGTTATTTAAAATCCTAGACTTCTCTAAGTCATTTAGAGGAACAGTATACTCCTTGAAATCTTGCCAAGGTAAGAAGTGCATACGGTATCGTGAAGAACCCGCAGCAGCCCGCATAGTTGACCTATGAAACCAATTACCAGTCCCGTTTCCTGTACTTTCGATGCTTATGTTACCCGACCTAGGAACAGCTTGAAACAAACCGCCTAGTAAAGATTTAGGGTCTTTCCAGAAAGCAACCTCAGAACAGTGTAAGTCAGTGATGGTGTCTCCTCGACCGAACTGACGAGAGCCGGCAGTACCTATGTAGAACACTGAGTTAGTTTTACTAAATACGATCTCATTTGCACTAGCGTTCTTGATTACTGGTTTAGGTCCTCGGATATTCTCAATCATATAGTGCACTTTCCGAAGCATACGTTTAGTAGCATCTTCCTCATGCGCGATAATAACAGCTCGAGTATTTCTCTTACTGAGGCATCGAATAAAATTCCTTGCTAGGAAATAACTAGTCACACCCTCCTGTCTAGCTTTTGGGATTATGTCTCTTCCGGTCAGCCTAGAGTCTACTTTAACCTGAGCACTATTGAGAGTAAAAGGAACGTCGTTACCATCCTTATCAGCAATCATAAGCATGTTCTCAATTACTAGACGTTCCCGAGTAGCCATTACAAGTTCCGCTTAAGCTCGATTATAATAGTTTCTTTATTAGCCACAAACATAGCAGCCATAGCATCATCTACTGTATTACTAGACTTCTTAGACAGAGAAACTAAAGCCTCTATCAGTAAATCTACTACGCTAGGTAACACCCATTTTATCAACATTGATTTGAACATATAACCTCCTAATAATTTAACGACTACGGTTAGCATTATTTTCCAGCTTCTCTAATACACGTAGAATTAATATATCGCGTTCTGCCATCCTGTCCAACACAGTAGCGATTTTATTTGTAGAAGCAGCCATATCTTTTACAGCATCTTCCAAACTCTTCCTAACATACCAAATCTTAACGCCCTCCTCATCATTTATGTTATGCCAGTCCCATAAATCTTTAACTCTATTAGCCAGTATGAATAATTGACCGATTATGAAAAGCGCCGCTGCTATTATTATCTCCGGTAGGTATGATTCCAACAATCTTCTCCAGTTATGGCTTGAACACATAGATTGCGCCAACCCTGTTATTAGTACCTACCTCAATATGAAGCCATGTTTTAGTAATGTTAGCATCTTCCATACGAGTTATGTAGGGAAAATCCTCTTGATGTTCTAATATGTGTCTTTGTACCTCAATGGGAGTGGTGTCATAAAACTTAGCATCAGCTGTATAACCAAACTTATGCCCCGACCTCTTAGCTCCCACCTTACCATGAGGGAGACGTAAACCAGAATCTTTAAACAACCTCCCTTTGAAAAAGCCATTAATAGCCATTTGTCCAAATACATCTCTTATGCTTTGTAACGTAGGAGACAGGCGTATATTAAGCATGTTGTAAGAAGCACCTTTGAACTGCTTATACAAAGCAGGATGCACAAGCTCTGATAATATAAAGTTCTTCTCTAGTCTTATCATTAGGCTCCCTTGACTACTATATCACCGTTTATTTGCATATTAATTATCTGTTGAACTACATCCTCAGCAGTTTTCCTTTCTCCTACAGGCTTATTACCCACCTCTTTTAGGTATAGGCTAGCACCCTTCAGCCGTATATCAATACTTTCAGCACCATTCACAGAATCTTCGATAACATCAACTACCTTCCCATACAAAGAGGCAAACCTAGCCTCATTCTGTACACGCGCCTCACTGATTACAGCTAATACAAGAGGGTCTTTTAAAAATATAGATATAGTAGAATCCGTAATCTGATACGCGGAGGCTATATCTTTATTACGCATACCATCAAGATGCATGGCTATCATCTCCTCATGGCGCGGCGTTAACTTAAGCAGCTTCCTACTACCGTCATCTTTTCTATCACCAGAGGCTTTCTCCTCCTCATACTGTGCGCTCGTATATACAGGAGAATCTTCCTTTAACATTAATTCATGTTCTTGAAGGATGTTCATAGTATATACTTATGGAGTTGTTTCAACATCGACAGTAATCGTAATTATAACTTGCTGTGGCGACGTTGGTGGTTCAACAATAACAGGTAAAGTTTCTGAATCTGTAACAGACTCAAAGTTGAGAAACGGACTGTATGCCGACTCTCTTCCATCACTGTCAACAGTTGTCATCGACGCAATATAAACGCCTGTGGGAAAGTTGTATATGTAACTCGTCAACGTGCCTTCTATATTGTCGATGATAATAGTGCCGGTTTCTGAATCACGAAGTTTATGGTGCGCTATGTCGCTTTGCAGCAACTCCGAACCGTCTTCTCTCTCTGTAGCATTAACCCACGTCAACGTGAAGTTCTGCGCATACACGTTAAACGTCATTAATAATAAACTTGCTAACCATAGTCTTTTCATTTCATATCCTCGTTGTTAAAGTTACATTCTTCCTGAGGCTATGAACATTCTCATAACCGGAGACATTTTAGAAGTAGCCGTATTACCTGTTACCACATTCATCACAGCACCCATATCATCAAGTGTTGTACTCATGCTTGCTTGTGCTAAAACGCTGGCTGAAATACTACCAGTCATCTCGTCCATCGTTGCTACGATATCAGCCGTTCTATTCGTTGCGGCTGTTACATCTATTACTGCTGTAAAGTCATCTAATGTTGATGCGAAATCACTTTCAACAGGTACACTTGCAGATATGCTTCCAGTTATATCATCTAATGTTGGCGATAACGTTACCTGTACTTTTGCTGCTGCGCTTATCGCGCCTATGAAATCATCAAGCGTTGAAGCTATATTTGCATTAAACCTTGCACTTGCAGAAATCGCACCTATGAAATCATCAACAGTAGCGTTTAACGTTGCTACAGCAAGAACGCCTGCCGATATGCTACCTGTTGCATCATCTAACGTCGAGGCTATTGTAATCTGTACTGGGACTCCTACCGATATGCCAGCCGTGAAATCTTCAAGTGTGGGAGATACTGTAGCCCCAACTTTTACTGCTACTGAAATACTACCTGTGAAGTCATCAACAGTTACAACTATATCTGCCGTAACATCAGCGCCACCACCTGCGCCAATCTTTCTTCTTATTAACGACAGACTCATGCGGGTATTAACACCTGCTTGTAATCATTAAAAAATGCTTCGATTGTCGTAGCATCTATGCCGATACCATTCCATACAGCAGCCATTGCGACCACGCCATCAAAACCCCTGTTTGCATCATCTTGTTTGCCACATGCGATTCTAAAATTTCTTTCAGAGCCTGTCGCAGTAGACAAGTCACCTGCATAGCTATTATTAGCTATTAAGCCAAGCTCCCTATCCCACAGCTCCATTCTTCCTGATGCTTTGTCATATAAGCCGATACGGAAAACCCACTGACCTAGCGTGATTCCTGTGTTGTAAACTATGGTTCTATTAGAACCACCGATCCTCGCCGCGAATTGTGACCTATTTGAATAGTCTTTGGTCGCGTAATACGTACTTGATGAGCTACTTGTAACCGCACGGCAGATTGGTGAGCCGCCAGACGATTGATGCGTGTCAAGTCTGTACAAAGCAGCAATAGTCACGCCGTCAGCACTTATAAATTCTGGTGTATCTACCTCTGGCGATGCTAAGAACTGGTCGTTTAAGTCAACGACACGCCCTTTATCTGACATAACTCTCACAGGGTCAGCAGAGCTTGCTGTCGTGAACGTTAAATCTCTGTATCCCTTCATAAGATTCTCACAGCCAAAACCATTAACACCTTGTATAAGGCTACCTGGCAGAAAAAACCCTGTCATCTTATGTGCTATCCAGTGTCTTTTATCCACTTCATAACGACCGACAGGTACAGTATCGTAAGATTTCAAGGATGCGTTTTCTATCCTAGAATCTGGCAGGGCGTAGGGCATTAAGCAGCACCGTTAAACGATAAAGGCACAACGTCTAAATCCCAGTTAGCTGCTATTGTCTCTCCTGTATTATTAAATAGATAAAACTCGAACTCCTGACTTGTTTTCATCGTGAATGGGCGTAAGTCAATACTTGCAAGATATGGGTGGTCTGTATTAATCGCCTTAGCTCCATCAATCTCAAACACGCCTGCACGACCTATTGGGTCTGCTGTTGTCGGAATGGGAGAGTCATTAGCGCCGTCTATATTAATCGGCCTTACATGGAGGAAAATATTACCTGTTAATGTAGTTGCTGCTGACTGCCAGTTGAGTATAAAATTTGCAAAGGGCGCATCATCGTCATTTGTCCACGCTGTTATGTCAGCAGCAACAGACATTACCCCGTCAACAATAGCCGAGGTTGATGTATCGTCTGCCACGTCAGTAGTGCCAAGCACAATTATGGTCGCATCAGTTCCAATAGCCATTATGTATTCCTCGATTCTTTAACATCGCCAGCTCTAACACGACCTAGCCCCAATTCTTGCGATCTTGTTCCTGTGAATGAAACAAAGCCAAGCAATGCTGTACGCATGGGCGAGGTTAGTAATCCTGCATCAACTAGCTCACTGAGTATGTCTTTAAACATTTTTCGCTTACCTGGATTATCAAAAAGTAACTGTTCAAATTCTGTAAGCAGCACCATAAACTCTCTAGCAGCAAGCTCAGGCGAATCTTTAATTACAATGTATTTACGCTTTCGCAGCAAGTACATTTTTATATTATCTATGGACTCGTCATTATCGACTGGTCGGTCTTTAACTTCAGTCAGGCTAAACGCAACCTGCTCTGCATCCATACCTGCATAGCCGCGCCCTAGTGGATCATTGGTTATTTCATCGGATAGTTTGCTCACTAGACATTGCCAGCAGTAATAGTTGAACTGTTAAACGAAACTGTTTGTCCGGCAGTTATAGTTGCAGCATCAAGTATCATATCTGTACCTGACGTTCCCGCAGTACCGTCCATAACAAAGGCAGCAGTTGAGTCAACGATACGATACCATGTGGGAGTTCCACCATTAGGCGCACTTGCCTCATCTCCAATAGCGCTGTGTGTTAAGACTCCACCAGAAGCTGCAGGGGCACTATTTGTAGAGAATGCGCCCTCAGCTAGTAATGTCGTAACAGCACCACCTGTAGCAGGTTGTGTGCCGTCGTATATCCTTACAAGACCATCTGCACCAGCATCAATCAATGCAGTTATCTCGTCCAGCATGTTATTACGTAGCGCGGTTATAAATCCTAAAGACATTAGCTTACCCTCCGATATTGTTCTATATTTTTAAGGACACATTTCTGTGCCAAAATTCGTGCCTTGTTTGCATTCTTAGCAGCTTTACCGAACAACCGAACAGTATCTCCTGTGCTATAGTCTATGAAATCAACTCGCCACTGGAAAGTCTCACTGTTGATGAAATAAACCCAGTAGGAGGAATAATCACTTCTTGGATAATCCTTAGCATTTATTCGACAAGGCTTACCTGACTTACGTCCATCAAGGTAGTTTCTCACTGCTCTAATAGGATGCATTACGCACCTCCGTATAAGTTCTGAACCGTGCCGCCAGTAGCCACCCAGCTCTTAGAGCCAACAGCCCCTACTATATGATACGTCACACCAGTTGCTATACCAAGTAAGTCAGCCCCGATATCTGCTAATTCATAGTCCTCAGGGTCTGGTGCTGACCCAGTACCGCCACCAGTCCATATAGCAGATAGGATTCCCTTCCCTTGTACGAATACCTCCCCAGCTTGACCACCTCCTGACTTCTCTCGTCCGCGTAACGTTACTTCAGGCATGACGCCCCCTTATTGTCCACTTGATGGACACCGGCGTTATTAACCCCATCAGCTACTTCTGCCTTAACCAAGCCTAGTTTTAAGCCCTCAGCATTGATGTTAGTATCCTCTGGTATGTCATTCGACCAAAGCTTATCTAGTTGTTCATTCACCTGTGGCATTTTTCTTATCCTCTTTAGCTTTCCTAACTATAACCTTGTCTTTATACTCTTTAAGACGCTTCATAACAGTCATCGTGAAGGCTCTACGCATACGTTTCATTTCACTTCGCCTCACCTTTCTTCTCCAACATTAATAATTCCCTCAACATATCCGAGCGAAGCTTCTGATCTTTACTTATCATCCCCCGAGCTTTCTTCCTCTGCGCCAGCATCTTTCTCGCGTCACCTGGTGTTCGTGGATGCTTCTCTGTTGATGCCATATATGTAATCTCTTGTTAATAAAATCCTTAACCCACAATACCATAGATAGGGAAATGTGTCAATAAGCATGGATACGCGGTATTGAGATGCCTCAAATAACATCAAGCGTCCTCAAGGTATGAAAAATTCATCTGCGCGGAGAGTGTCAAGTTATACATACGCATGGGTGTCGGGGGGTTTTCTATTTCGTTGACAGGTATAAATTTTTCTTATGGGGCGCAGACAAAGATGATTCTCATTCGCAACGGGGATGCCCGTTCCATGTTGGTGCGTATGTGCAACATTTGGTGGATTGTCACATTATGACATAATTGTCACATTGTTACATAATTGTCACATTATGACATTTCACAGTTATTGGTGGTTTCTGTATGTTGTTGATTCTTATACCTATTATTTATTTAAAATGTTGGCATGGCGTTTGCATGTTGTATGGTAACACATGATGCAATTCCGTATCATGTGGGATTAGCTAAAAGGTGGTAATTATGAGTAAATCGGAACTATTAAAAGCATTAGCGACATATCCTGATGATGCACAAATAGTTGTTTCTTTTGATACCCGCACAATAGCAAAGATTACGCATGGTATGGACTATGTAACGTTCGGTATTGACTGTGTTGAGGATGGATGGAAGCCATCAAATGTGGCGGATATATCAATAGGAAACGATTTAATTATGGGATAACAGCGTATAATGCCTGTTTACATACGGGTGTTATACGATGCAATTCCGCATCAAACTAGACATAATCTAAAGGTGGTAATTATGAGTAAGCATGGAACAATACTGAAGAAAGGTGAGAAGGAAAGCCGCACTTGTATGGTGGTGGATAATGTTGTTACACTCCACCATGTTACTAGGCATGGGCAAGATGTTGATGTCGTCATGGACTGGGGTTTCGACTTCACTGATGTACCGACATCGAAACTAATGGAGCTAGCTAGCAGGAGTTTAGTTATCGACTGTAGGAATGCTTGGAAGAAACAATCGGAGCCTATCGCAACAGGGGAGGAGCAAACCAGTCAGGTGTTTCTAGTATCTGACTTGCTTACCAAGCAGAAACGTGGTAAGACTGTCAGTGAGAAGGTAGGCGCACTTGTTGAAGGAATGTCCCCTGAGGATATTGCAGCATTGCTTAAGCAGGTAACGGCAGCAGAGTAAGGGATTAACGGACAAGGATGTCCTAACTAATGGGGTGGTAATTATGAGCAAAGGTAAGAAGGATATAGTAATATGTGGTAAGAACTATGGTGACGTAATCATAGGATGTAATGGTACAATCATGGGGAGGCGTAGACGTAAGAAGAGTAAACCATTCACAAAGGCAGGGAAGTGTAAGATAGTGGTGGGCTAGGGATCGTTGGGAGGGTATGACAAGGATGTTATATCCCTCCTTCTTTTATGGTCTTTATATATAGTCTACACACGCACCCATCATTTAGCGGCAGTTATTACCTAATGTCCACCGTATGGACACGCCTTTCATGAAGCGTTAAGCAGGGCTGGCATATCCAAACAACAGTAGGCAAGGCATCAACAAGTATGTCTACACGCCTCCCAGAGTAACCACACCCCACACATAGTTGGCGCACTTCCTTCTCGTATGTATGAAACAAAGCAATGGCTTCTCCCATACCTTTAGTGGCTAGCCCACAAGCATGAAGCTTATCCTCCTCTTGCCACGTATTCCAATTCTCTCCAGCATGTATAAACATGGGTTATGCGCCTCTATATGTGAGCGTCATTGTAACATGGTGGTGATGAGATGTAAAGTCCAGCATAGATGATGTTCCACGTGGAACAATTGCCGCATGTAATGTGTGGGTGATTGAGATGTTGTTATATCGTTACATTGTAATACTGTTACATTGTTATCGTACCCCCCTGATGGATATTCCAAATGATTAATAACTTCTTAACTTAATTGTTAGTTGTAAGGCTTATAGTTGTTTTTT